TTTATCTCCTTCCAAAATAGCGACCTCCGAGGAAGCCTAAAACGTTTTTGACAGTAGAACCAACACCACTAGCGACAGATCTAGGAGCACCTGTAAGACTTTCGATATTCTTATAAAAATCACGTTCCATGCCTGCCATTTCAGTTTGGATATTATCAAAAGCGGCGGCAGAATTAGCACGGTTAGCAGAAGCAATATTGTTCAAAACACTAGAGTTAAGGTAAGAACCCTGAAGACGAAGGTTTTCAAGCTCCAAATTCATCTTTTCAAGCTCATAACCAAGACGTTTTTCATAAGTCTGCTCACGAAGATTCAAATCATTAGCAAGAATACCATTCTGAAGAACTGTACCATGAGTGCTCTGACGCACAGAATCGGCTTCTGCGACGTTTTTTTCAATTTGAGATATTGCAAGATGCTCGGCATTCTTAGCCTGCCTTTCAGCGGCACTAGCGGCTTTAGCAGAGTTCATGGTAGAACCAATATCACTCATACCTACAGAAGCGGCTGAAGCTCCAGATATAGAACCGCCTACACCATTAGTTGCGGCAAGAATAGGATTAAGACCAGCCTTGCGCATATCTTCTACGGCCCATTGATAACGATGTTTATAGTTTTCAACATTCCACGCGTTAGCCTGTGCGGCATTAGCAGAGTTGTAATGATTCTGAACTGCAGATCCTAAAACAGAGCCAGCAATACTGCCTAAAGTATTAGAAAGCCATGACATAAAACCAACTCCTTCTAGAAGTGATCAACAAGGCCGGGAGTACCAAACATAGGCATAGGACGCACAGTAGTGTAACGGAAGCCTACGTCAATCAAAAACTCAGGCTCACTGGGAACAGCGACAATACGATTAATAGGTGGATTTTCGGTTATGAATTCTTCATTGAGAGTTGGAGCATTTGTAAAGAACTGGGACAAATGCCACTTATCTAAAGTGCCACCAGTTACAGAGCTACGGAACTTGCCTGTAATCTGCGAAGGTTTATAGCGATATTCGGCATAACGTTCCTGATAGCCAAAAACAGAAGTATCAGCTTCAGAGCCTTGAGCATAGATCTCACGAAGCTCAATAGCTTGTTCGCCAAGATGAGCGAATGTAGGCCAATAAAAATCATAAACAGTAGAGCGAAGCCACATCTTATTAATACCTTGCTGGTAAGTAAGATCAGCACGAGCACATACAAAACCAAAAACATAGCCATGCTCAACGAAAGATTTGGTGAAACCATGAAACTTGGCGGCAGTAACACCATAAGCAGAGAGATTGCCTTGCGGAGAGGTATCGTTAGTTGAGGAAGTCTGCGCTATTGGATTGACATTTACCATTTTGGTAAAGGAGCCGAGAAATTCCGGACGCTGAAGACGAGCGTCAGGAGAAACTACGCCAAAGAAAGAGCGGAGCACTTCTGTATACCGACTACCACCACGAGCAAGGCGCTCATAGAACTTCTGCATCTGGAAAGCAGTACGAAGACTGTTGATCGTAAAGATACTTGAAGTATCCAAATCAACATAAGAATCATTAGCAAGATAATCAGAAGCAGCCCGAGCTGACATAGTAATATTTTCAGAAGAGTTACCAGCAAAACCGCCTACAGTACTCCAATCATTGTCTGCACCTCTATTAAAGCTTATAGATCCTGATCTAGAAGCTCTTCTGTCACCACCAGAATTAGAGGCATGACCGCCATAAGCGGAAACAGCGGCAAGCTGATCACTAGTGCTGTGGAGAAGCCAACCAGTCGTAGGCGAAGGGTCGACTATAGAAGCGGTACCAGCAAGACCTACAGAAACACCAGGTCCTTTCTGTGTCCACGGAAGAGCAGAAGTAAAGTAATCATGACGTTTACCGCGAGGCGGACAGGCGAGGCCAGGAAAAATATTGGTGTCTGACGTGAAAACCCAAGAAGGCTGTTCAGAAGATCGGGCAGAATTCAAAACTTCATTGGTATCGCCTTTCTGAATTTTGACGGACTTCTGGAGGTTTTCGTCTCTAAACCATTCATTATAAATAAGGTAAACACCACGAAATGGAAGAGCACTAATGCCAGATAAATTACCAGACGTATTCACGGGCAAACCGAAATAGTCCCAAAGAGAACCTATATAGTTATTATCAGAGTTACCAGTAGCAGTAACAGTAGGGATAACATAATCAGTGGTATCATCAGGGTCTTCCTGCTCAAAGCAGAAATTCTGCCAGTGTTCCCAAACGAGGCGGTTTGGTACAAAAAAGAAAAACCAGTCAAGATAAATATTATCCATGATAGGCTTAATAGGAGTAGCCAAGCGAGCGAAATAATTAACAGAAAGACGAGTAGTATCGCCAGGCAAAACCTCGTCAACAAATACAGGTATGAGCTTACCTGAATTAAAAGTTGTCTTATAAACATGAGAACGGTCGAATTTAGTCCTTTTCATGTACATTGCAGGAGCATCGCTAAAGCGATGTCCTCGAACTCTTATTTTTTTTCGAGCCAAAATTTCACCTTCTTCGAAGTGTAAACCTAATAATTAACCTAAAGCAAATTATTATTAGGTTTTAGATTATTTTTGCGTCACCTATACCAGTTACATCAAGTAAGTAACTGGTTTCGGTGACGCCTATTTTTGTGTTTCTTTATTATTTTGTTCTAAAGTGTTATTTTTTTCTTGTGTTTGTTCACTACTTACGGACTGTTGTGGTTCATCAAAGGTATATTTACTACCATACAAACCTTGTTGTTGGAGATATTCGAGCGTTGCAGGATCATTCAAACGGTTGATGAAATTCATAGGATCGTGACCGAATTTTGCTCGAACGTAAGCGGGTAAACTGTAGAATTCTTCACGAACTCCGGATACAAGCTCAAGCGCTGTACTGTAGTCGCCGGGAAGCGTTGCATCTCCGAACTGCAGATAAGCGTATTGCGAACTATCGCCGAGGTCAAGAGTCATAATACCTTTCTGACCGTCTGCATACTTATTTACGATGTAATTGATATCAGTCTCATCTTTCTCGTCCTGAACTGCAAGAGAGGGCATGGTAAACTCAATACCGCAATGGTCATGTTCTTCTACAGGATCGTAAGCTGTCTTAAATTTCATAATTTCACCTCCTTTCGCAGGCGCCTAGACGCGGCGGGCGTAGCGTACAAAAAAAAGACGATCTCTTGCGAGACCGTCCTTTTTCTGATACGCTCTTTATTAGATTATCATTTAGTAGAATTACTGTCAACAGTCTCAACATATTCTATGGCGCGACCAACCATGATAGGAATACGGGACTCGTCACAATTCTCAACGTAATAGCGACCATCGCTGTCACCAAGATTACCAATATAATAAAGAGAAAAGTCTTCAGGATACTTTTTAATAAGCATTTTATCATCGTTAACTATACCTTCAAAAGCTCGCAAAGCGAGCAGATCATTATGATAAACCTGCGGAGGACTGAACTGTTCAGCCTTGGAATCATAAATGGAATAAAGTCTCAGCGGAACCATCTCCTTTTCTAAATGCAACTAAAAACCTACGAATCATAAGATAAAGCGTAGCTGATATGATGAAATAATCATTGTCAAGACGAAGAACCCTACAACCATCAGGCTTAAGACGGTAAGCGGCATATTTACTGCCACGAAAAGAGTAGTCAAAAGAAATATTACGATTACAACAGAATTTTTTAACAGCTTCAAATTCACTAATAAGCATCACCTCATTTCTGACTTAATGATAACACAATCATAATACCTTGTCAAGCTTTCTGCCAAGAAAATGCTTGTACTTACCTTCCTGAACACGACAGCGGTCAACCAAACGCTCAAAAGTGTTGTTCTCCAAGTTATGAAGCATCTTCTCAATACGATTATTACGAATATATTCCATCCAGTGAGGATGCGTTTCGTCAAATTTTCTGTCGTAATAGCGAGGAGGACGCATCTTTTTGCCGTTGATAACAACAAAATCATTGGCATAGCATTCTTCACCATGATCTTCGAGCCATTTAGCACCTATGCCAGGACGATTAGAAGCAATCATGAATTCAGGAATGCGACCTTTATAGTGAGAAGGAGCGTCTTTACCAGTCTGTTTTTTAACTATATAGCGAGCGACATAGGCAGCAGAATCAAAGCTAAACTCACCAATAAGATGCATACCGTATTTCCATACTTTGGCAAAACGAGGAGAAGTATAAGTATTGTAACCGTCTGAACGGAACCGAAAAATTTTGTCATCAAAATCAATATTAAAAAAAATATAATGATAATGGGGACGACCATGAAGTTCACCGTATTCACCACAGCCAAGAAAGCGAATACCACTGCCATACTCACGACGAAGATTCTTCATAAATGTCTGATGAAATTTCTTGCTTAAGCTTTTATCACATGGCAAATGATAATCATCAAAAGTGCAAGTAACGAAATAAGCAGAAGACGAAGAACGGGCTTCGTGGACAGCACGGACAGCCCACTGTCTGCTATTTTCGAGACGACAGCCAATGCATTGTTTACAAGAACAACGAATGAAACGGCTATCATTAGCAAGCTCGGGGTGAGAGGCAAGGCTACCGTAAAAACTATAATGTTGCTTTCCATTCTTGGTAATCGCTCCTTCAACTGGATACATAAGAATAGGATTATAACAAACCATATTAATCACCTGTACCGATTGTATCAGGATTAAGTCAGAATGTCAAATCCTAAATCCACCTCGTCCTACTCTCTTAAAATTTCTACGACGAGATTTGGAGGTACGCCGAAAAAGACGACGAGAACCTCGTTTAGATAAACGACGTCTTCTCATTTAGAATCCCTCCAAGAACCGAAAAAACGGGTAGTTTTTTTAGAATCATTCTTATTATCAACTGGCTCAACAAGCTGCGCAACATCGGTTTGAAAATCAGAGGCAACTTTTTTAGCAGTAACAGTATTAGAAGAAGCTTTGCCTTTGAGAGCTTCAATCAGATCTACAACTTCCTGAATGAAAGGAACAACAACAGAAACGATAAAAGTAAGAATCATAGTAGTTTTGTTAGACATAAAATTTATCTCCTTCCAAAATAGCGACCTCCGAGGAAGCCTAAAACGTTTTTGACAGTAGAACCAACACCACTAGCGACA